AATAAAGGAAAATAATATGATAAAGATATCAGAAGCAATAAAGACATGGTTAAGTGAATGGCATTTATGTGAAATGTGCAATCAAATGCATTATAAACAAATTAGTTGTGATGATGAAGATGATGGTAGAGATAGAGAGTGGAATGAAATAAATGATTAATAATACTTGTGCTAGTGAAGAGCCTAACAATGATTAGGTATTTATGCAATATAAAATAACCCTAATAATTAGGGTGATAGATTTATACTAGCCGACAAAGAGCCTAGGATTTTTTCATTATATAGCGTTTATTCGAACGCATCCTTTCCCGCCTAACTAGCGGTTTAATATAATGTTTGTTACCTAGGCTCAGATTTAATTAGGAGGTAACATGAGTAAAATGAGTGAAATAGCTTATCTTATAGATAAATATGGTCAAAAAGATTATATACAGTATCTTGAAGATAAAATAGAGCTATTAATAGAAAATAATCAATTAGAGGATAATAATAATGAATAAATTGTTTAGTTATTGGCGAGAAATAGTAATAGCAATATTTGGTTTTTATATTTTAGGTAAAGCTATAAATAATGAACCTGAAAAAGAAATAATAGTAGATGAGCAAGTAGAAATCATTGAAAATAAATGGACAGGATTTGATGCTTTAACATTTGATGAAGCATTTAGCCAAATGTATACAATGTATGGCGATGGACATGTATTTGATTGGAGAGGTAAAGTGTTTTTAACAAAACTAGCAGAATAGGAGGCCAAATATGGCAAATGATAGTAGAAGTATAAGCTTATTAGATAATGGAGCATTTAATAGGCGTGATGTTAGCTCAACTAATGTAGGAGAGCTCAGAAATGAGTTAGATATACCTGCAGACGCACAAGTTAATGTAAATGGAGAAGTTAGATTAAATGACTTTCCAATTGCAGATGATGCAGTTGTAGCATTCACTAGCAATAACAAAGTTGGTGGGTAATTAAACATTTAAATGAGAGAGGTGAGGGGGAACCTTCGAGGTTGCTTAGCGGCAGGTATGAGGTGGAACAGTGTAACTCTGTTTGTGTAACCTCTCTCATTTAATAAAACAGGAGAAAGAAGAATATGGAAACAGTAAGCTGGGGAAGTAGTTTAAAAGAAGTAACAAATATAGATGTATTAAGAGATTTAACGCAAGATATGGCAAATGCTATAGCAGTCGGTCCACAAAATAAGTTTTTCCAAGAATTAGAAAGTTTTAATAATGTTTTAGAACATTATGGTATTGATTCTATTGATGTTACAGATAAATGGAATTGGAGACCAGGAACATATAATAAAATAGATGAGTTTTTACTTAAAAGACTAAAGGTTCATAAAAAATCAAAAGGTATTCATCATAAATTGGCAAGAACTAAAGATGAATCTAATTATTTAAATTATATTATTCGTCAAGCTAGACAGCTAGAAATTGACAAATTTTATTTAAAGCAAGATGGATATCCAAGAAATGTAAATATTGATGATTTTAAAGAAGAAACTATTAAATTAGTTGATACAATTAATACACAATGTGATTTAGCTTATAATTTATCAAATGGTAAAGTGGAAATTAAACCATATATCACGGTACAAAAAGAAATAAGACAAACACAGTTATTATATGAAATTCACCTAAGAGATATAAACATACTTGTTTATGATGGAAAGAAAGATGCAAAGCTTATTCAAAGAATAGAATCTGAAAAAGATAGTTTTATAAGAATAATTGCATCTAAAAACTTAAGAGAACATATAGGTGGCACATCAAAAGGATTTGGTATGAGTGGCTGTTATCATTCATCCTTAGGTAGCCATTTAAAGCATCCTTATATTTCAGCACGAAGTAATTATAATCATTATGGTGCAGTATGTTTAAGTAGTTACCAAGATGATATTTACAATAGCTTTAAAAAGAATGATTTTACATCTTTGCAATATCATTTATTAAGTTGGGCACAATATTATCATAATCAATATAGTCATCCATATAATAAAATTCAATTCTTCCATATAGGAATGCCAGATAGTTTTAGCAAAGAATATAAAGCATTAGGAAGTCAAGAATATATTAATAGTTGTTCACGTTCTATGCATACTAAATATAATGTTGATAAAGATATTAATAATTCATTATCATTATTAAAAGCATGTGAAGAAGTAAATTGTAGTGCTATGAATTCATGTAAAGTTAATCTAGATGCTGTTTATATACTTGATAAATATCAAGATTCAGAGTATAGACATCAAATGGAATCATATTTTGGTGCTTTAATAGAATATTATAAATCTTTGAGTTTTTATGATGCTAAAACAAAGTTTGAAGAAATAACAGGTCTTCATCCTTTATATGATTATGATTATGATGTATCAAATGAAATGAATATGGAGCATTTATATCATAGTATTTGGTTAATATTATTTAAAAGAGGTCTTACTAATGATTATATAGAGTATGGCTTGCAATCTATTAAATATTATGGAGAAGAAGTAGAAGCTGAAAAAGATATAAAAGATAAAATGATGAAATGGGCGACAAGTCCAGGAAGGAGCGAGTAATGGAATTAGAAAATATGTTCTATATACCAGAGAAAGATTGGTATAAACTTCAAGCATGGGCTACAATAGCTTATGATAAAGATAAAAATGAAATATCAGGATTAATGACAGCTGTACCACAAGAAGATGGTCGTTTTAAATTAAGTGATGTAGAAATACTCAAGCAAGAAAATACAGGTAGCAATACAGAACTTGATGGACAAGCAGTCACAGATTATACAATGAAACAAGCTATGAAGTATAAAGATACTAATATGAAGTTTGTTTGGTGGCATTCACATCATACTATGGGTGCATTTTGGTCAGGAACTGATATTAAAGAGATAGAAGCTTGGGAAAATGATAGTTATTCTTTGGCATTAGTTATCAATCTTAAGGAAGAATATGTTTTTAGAGTAAGTGTTTGGAAAGCTAATGGTATACCTATTAATAAACATTATGATACAAATCTTACAATAGAAAGAAGTAAACCTAAGATTAATATTACTAAAGATATGGAAAAGCAATATAAAGAGCTTTGTAGTGAAAGAAATGTTATTCATCATCATGGTAATAAAAGTATTATATATAGCGGATATACTAGATATAATAAACAAGATACTTTGTTTCAAAAAGAAAATGACTTGGTTATGGAAAACTATTACAAACAAGCAGAAAATAAATTGGAACATTGTATGGATGGTTTAGTTGATGGTAGCATGAGTTTTGCAGATTACAAAAGAAATATTAAAGAAATAAATAAAATCTGTAAAAATAACAAATTACCATTTAAAGTAAAACATATTAAAGGAAGTAGACAAACAGTTATGAATGAGTTAATGACTATTTTTCCTGGAGATATGTTTGAATGGGAAGATGAAGTTCTAAGAGATAAAATAGTATATAATGGTTGGAATGAAAGTTTTGGAGGAGGTTGGTATGGAAATTAATACTCGTAGCAAAGGGTTAGTTGACAATCTTAGCGAGTATAACTTTCATATACTTGGTTGCGGGGCTATAGGTAGTTCCGCAGCCATTCAACTAGCCAGAATGGGTGCAGATAAATTCGCATTATATGATATGGATAAAGTAGAATCACCTAATATAGGTGTATCTCAATATAGAATATATGATATTGGTCATTTGAAAGTAGATATGTTAAAAGGACATCTTAAAGAGATTAATGATTCAGCAGAAATAATCTGTGATGAGAATATGTTTAAAGATTACATATATATGAATGAGAATGACATAATTATATTAGGTTTTGACAGTATGGAAGTTAGAATGCAAGCTGTTAAAGCTTTAACTAAATATAAATATGCTAAACCTTTTCTACTAATAGATGGTAGAATGGGAGCAGAACACTATCAACAATATACTTTTATTGCTCCTTCCTTAGCAAAGTATGAAAAGACTTGGTATTCAGACGAGTCTGGTAGTGAAGAACCTTGCAATATGAAAGCAACTAGTTATTGTAGTAACATGGCTGGAAGTTTTATAGCAAATACCATTCGGAAGGTTGTGACAAAACAACCATACGAAGTCGCTTTGTCATTTAACTTTCCTACTATGACATTACAAAAAAATAGTTGTTTTAAATATTAAAGTATTGTAAGTTAACGAGCTTGAGAGAGCCAACAACTGGTCCTATAAGTCCTATACCTCGGTAAGGTGTAATAGCTTGTATCGCCAGCTATGTAGGCAAAGGAATATGTGAGGTTCTCTTGAGCCCTTTCGTCAAAAGATAAATAGGAGAATAGTATGGCACTTAAAAAAGTCAAAAGAAAAGCTATTTCTGAAAATCCTAAAAAACTTTTACTATATGGAGCACCTAAAGTAGGTAAAACTACAGCTCTTAGTCAATTAAAAGATTGTTTGATAATTGATACAGAGCAAGGAGCTAATATGATAGAAGGCTATGTGGAATCAGTAAATAGTAGAGAAGAGTTAATAACTCTATTAAAAGAAGCTCAACAAGGGCATGAATATAGCTATGCAGCTATAGATACAATAGATAAAATAGCAGAATGGGCAGAGAAAGCAGTCTGTAAAGACGAAAATGTAGCAAATATAGCTGATTTAGCTTATGGTAAGGGTTTTGGTTTAGTTAGAGAAAAAGTCCTTAATACAGTAGATGCTATAAGTTCTTTATTTGACTATACTATCATTATAGGACATAGAAAATGGGCAAGAGCAGTAGTAGAAAGCAAAGCTTTAGTAGAACCTGAAAGTTTAGATTTAACAGGCAAATTAAAGAATATGTTAATGGCTGATTGCGATGCTATAGGCTATGTATATAGAGATGAAGAAACTGATAGTTTAATGGTTTCTTTCAAGTCAAATGATGCATTAGAAGCAGGTAGTAGAAGTCCTCATCTGAGAGGCAAAGAGATGGAACTTAATTGGAAAAATATATATAAGAAGGAGAAGAAATAATGGCTATTTTTAGACCAACAATGGGAAGCGGAGGAAGTAATTTCTTTGGAGTATGTGAAATAAATATACTAAACTTTAAAGACAGAAGCGAAGAGTTTGATTGGGCTGATGTTTTTCTTGATGTTACAGTGCAACAAAAAGGTAGTGAATATACTAGAAATATTAAATTAGCAGGTTCTTTTGATAAAGATGCTAGTGGAGATATAACTGGTGGAAGCGTTCTTAAAAGAATGTACACGTTCTTTGATGCAATAGGTTGTAAATGTGGATTAAATGTAAAAGGTGGCTGGGAAGATGCAGAGGGTAATGAAATTGCTGAAATAGACACATATCTAAACGAGCAATGGGTTAATCCTATGCCAGATAAAGAAAATATGGATTATATTGCATATGTATACAAAGAAAAGCCAAAGAAAATAGGTGATAAAGCTTGGACAAGAGTTTATCATAAAATATATGAGAATAGCGAAGCAAATAAGAATAAATTAGCGGATGATGTTAAATGGTTAAAAGGTAAAGGGATAATCAAAGAAGCCTCTGATGAGCCAACACAATCAAGTGGAAACTCATTAGAAGGAAGTGGATTGTCTAACCTATAATGTATGTAGAGATAGCAAGAGGAACTCCAGCAAATAGAGGTATATTGATTCCTCACACACACTTAGTCAAATATATATCTACTGACGAACCTATATACAGGTCAGTGTACCTCTATGAGCAAACAGCTAAAGAATTTGTTGATAAAACAGGTTCTTTAAAGAATTATTTTGGAGTTAGGTCTATAGATAAGATACCTATAGATATAGATAAAAAAGATAATTCTGATGAAAAAACTCTTGATATCTTGAGAAGCATTTTAATGGAATTAGAGGAGGGAGAGATTGGTTGTGGGAGCTTCCAACCTTTCTTCTCTGGTTCTGGATATCACTTAATGTTATCAGGAGATTTATTCAATTTTAAAGAAAGTCCCGATTTACCTTATATAGTAAAGCAAACAATGAGAAGCTTGTTTCCTGAAGTAGATTTAAGTATTTATATGAGAACAGGTATATATAGAATTCAGCATACTGTTAATCAAAAGACAAATCTTTATAAGATACCTTTGACTAAAGATGAAGTAATGAATTTAACGCCTAAAGAAATATTTGAATTAGCTAAAACTCAGCGATTAGACTTTAAATATCATGAGTTAATAGGAGATGGGGAGCTAGAGAATAAAGTAGTCCAAGAAGTACCTGATATTAAAGTATTTAACAAAGTATCAGAGCCAACAACATTAATACCTTGCGTTCAATCAATGTTAAATAAAGGACCAAATGAAGGTAATAGACATATAACGGCTATGAGAATAATAAGCCATTTTAAAAGACATGGTATTCCAAGTCATTATTGTAAAGTGTCTATGCTTCATTGGAATAATAAAAGCATGAATGAAACAAGTCTTAATGAAATGGTAGAGAATGTATATAATAGAAATTACAGGTATGGTTGTCAAGATACAGTAATGAAAGACCATTGTAAAACTCAATGTATACATTTTCAACATAAAGATTACTTTATAGATGTTAAAACAGCAGAACAAATGCAAAGAGAGCTTAGAGATAGATTGACAACTGATTTCACAGGGAAAACTATTAATTTAGGTAAAATGCTCGGTGTTAAAAAGGAATCAATTATATATCCAGGTGAATTAGTCACTGTATTTGGGCCTACAGGGTCAAATAAAACAACATTTGTCCAAAATATGGTGTTAGGGGTAGATTTTGTTAAAAATGAAATAAATACAGATTGGCAAATACCTACATTATTTCTAAGTTTAGAGCTATCTTCTTGGTATGTTCATAGAAGACATATGCAAATAGTGTCAGGATGCACTAAAGAAGATATAAACGAGAATTATGATGATATTTACGAAGACCATAAAGACGAGTTAGCTCACTTAAACGTACAAACAATAAGCCCTACATTACAGGGAATAACAGAGAAAGTAAGAGAATTACAACCGTCATTAGTAGTTATAGATTATATAGATTTGATAGATACCTCTAAAACATATGGAGGAGAGCATGAAAAGATAAAACAAATCAGTCATGGATTATCAAATTTAGCTGTAAATATGGACATTATAATAATACAGATATCCCAAGTAAGCAGAGAGTATAGCAGAAACGAAGTTCTTGACTTATATGCTGGAAAAGGAAGTGGAGCAATAGAAAACGCATCCAGAAAAGTTATAGGTTTAAATGGACAGTCAGACAAACCTGATAGAGAAGTCAGGTTATTTAAAAACACAGATGGAGAATTATTTGATTGCGAAATTGAATGGACTCCAACTTTTAGAATGAGGAGGAAGCTATAATGGGATGGTTATTACAAATATTAATATTAAGCAATTTTACAGGAATAAAGTTATTTAAATTATTTACAATAGGGGCTGTTCATCCAGAATCTTATGTAAGAGGTATTTTATTTGGAATATGGAGATTTCAGTTTCAATTTATTTTAACTTATGATAGTAAAATAGAACTAGAAGGAGAAAAAGGTTATGCCTAAATATATTAAAGCATTATACTATAGAATATTTAGTAGAAATAAAAAAGATGAAAAATTCGCTAAGAATTATATTGACAAAGTCTCTAAATACAAGAAACCTAAAAGACCAATGAAAGAATATTATGTATCATGGGATGCTTATAATCATTTATTGAGAAGGTTTAATAATTTAGTAGTATATTTGAATTTAAAAGAAAAACGAGGATTAATCTTGAATGAAGAAGATGCAGAGAAACTACAAGACCAATTCTAGGAAAAAGAAAAAGCCAAGCAGGGGACAAAAGTCTCCTGCAAAGCTTACTATATGGGAAAAGAAGTTTAGCAGAAAACTTAGAAGATATCATAAACATTTTGCTAAAAAAGTATTTCATAGATTGATGAAAAAATCATCAACATTAAGGTCGACACTTAAAAGAAGGAGCAAAGAATATGAGGTTGAATTTAATATATCATTGGAAGAGGTTCGCGAACTTCTTTATAAGGCATATGGGAGACGATGCTCCTATTGTGAAGCGAGGCTACTTGTTAGTAATATGGCTTGTGACCATATTATGCCTCTTTCTTTGGGAGGTAATTCAACTCCTATGAATCTCCAAATGATTTGTCATAGGTGTAATACTAGAAAAGGCCCTTTAACACATAAAAATTTTAAAAGATTATTAACTTGGTTGAAACATCAAGACAAAGATTTAGAGAGATATGTACTCAAGAAAATGAGTTCAAGAGGTTTTTAGGGTAATCGACCCCTGGCTCCAAGTTGCAGGAAAAAAACTGGCATGGTATCGGTGTGCAGATACATTCAATATTACTAATTGGTATTGATGCGTATAAGGTTGATGTTCAATAACGTCAAAAAGCACTCATCGAGATTACCCTAAATTAAAAGGAGAGATTATGAAGCAAATTAAAGATATAGAAGAAGCTTGGGAATGCTTATCCCAATGGTGCGATATAACATCAAGATTAAGCAATGATGGAGTAGTAATGGTAAAAGAAATGGAACGATTAAAAATTAGAACTAAAAGATTAATAGGAGAAAATAATGAAAAGAACATGGGGAAAGGGTAATTTGAAATATTGCCCTAAAAATAGAATCGTATGGAGTGTATCTAGAACAGGAAATGTAGCACTTCACAAAGATTTTCCAACTTATGGATTACCTAGAAAGGAGATGCCCAATGGCTAGACCTCGCAAAATAAGCTCCAGATTCTGGGTATGGTTTCATAGAAAAATGATGGGACGAAGTATCTCTTGGATTGCTAAGAGATACGGGGTTTCTAAAAGAACGGTTTGGAGGTATTTAAATGGACGTAGAAACAAGATTAAAAGAACATTGCAATAAACAATTTAGCAAATGGGATATTGATTTGGCTTTTGGTGAAGAAAATGAAGAAAAGCTTGTAAGAATACTAAAACATGGAAAGATAGAGGTTAAAACAGAAAGAGATAAATGGCGTAAAACTGGAAATATAGCAGTAGAATTATCTTGTTTTGGAAAAAAAAGTGGGTTAGTAGTAACAGAAGCTGATTGGTGGGCTACTATTTTATCTTGGAAAGATAACGTCAAAGGTGTTATATTAGTACCTGTTACTAATATGAAAAAAATTGTTAAAGATAGCGTTAAAAATGGTCGAGGCGTTATAGTAATGGGTGGCGATGAAGGTGCTAGTGAGCTAGCTTTAGTGCCATTGGAGGATTTAATAAATGGTATTCAAAAGAAATAAAAAGTATTACTCTGAATTGAAGGAAAAAAAGAAGGGGTATTGGGTAAACTTGCATCCCTTATTTTTATGTGGAAACAAAGGATTGTTTCCAGTATTTAAAACTGGAGGACCTCAAGGAAGGTTTCCTAAAAATCATCAAGAGTTTATTTTAAAAGATGTAGTTGAATCCGAAAGCAAAAAGGTACTTAAAGAATGGAATATATAAAAGATACTGATTTAAATGCAATAAAGAATATAATTGATGAATTTGAAGGCGATACAGTATTAGGAAAACATATGTTTAAAGCCATAAAGGCATATTTTAAGCAAAAAGATAGTGAAAGCAGGGTTATATATACCTCAAATATAAAAGAGCCTAAAAAGAGCTATTCTTCACATAATACTGTAAATAAACTTCAGGAAATGTTGAATGAAGCTGAGAATGTTTTGCATAAAAATTTCTTAAAATTAAAAAAGAGGAAAACTGATGGGATTACCAAAAATAAGAAAAAAGCCAACCATGAAAGAAATGGCAGGCGTAATCATAGAGATAAATAAGAAAGTTGAACATGCTCTTTCATATATAAATCAATTAGATAATGTTTTAGGATTATATATACAATTTAACAAACATAATTCTGAATTTAACGAATTTATTGAAAAAAAACAAAAAGAGCTAAAGGAAAAAAATGACCAAAAAGAAAATGGAAAAACTGATAAAGAAGATATTTCTTCAGATTCAGGAGACAAGGGAACAGGGGCAAAGGGAGTACGCAAGGAATCAAAATAACGCATTTGCGAATTTTGAAAGAGTTGGCGAAAACCTAGGTATTAAAAGAGAAGAAGTTCTCTTGGTATATCTATTAAAGCACATAGATGGAATATGTTCATTTGTCAAAGGTCATAAAAGCCAAAGAGAAGATGTTAGAGGTAGGCTAACCGATGCGATAGTCTACCTTTGTCTTTTATGGGGGATGATAGAAGATGATTAAATGCCCTAATTGTAAAGAATTAATAGGAACTAGTTCTGTAAGTTACAAAGCTTCTAGAGGATTTTTAGATAAAGATGGTGTTTTTCATGAGGACGTTTCTATTATAATGCATTTAGAATGTGCAGAAATAAACGATGTTTATGGAGAGCTTGAATCTTTAGTTAAAAACTCTTAATCTTCTGAAAATAATTGCTCTATTATTATACCAGCTGTTCCAGCTCCAATACCAGCTTTAGCAACATTTCTAAAAGCCCATTGCATTGCTTCATCTCCTGTCATACCACGATTTTCCGCTTCTGTAATTAAATCAATAATAGCTTGAACTTTTTTATTTAATTTTTTAGGCTTAACATCTCCTTTTGGAACTAAATCTTTTGCTCTTTTTATTCTTCTTTGAGCAGCTAATAAAGCTGAATCAGCATTATCACCTATAATAGATTGAGCTAGTTTTGGGTCAGCTATAAATTCTTTAATTGTTTTATCTAGCTCTTTTTGTTTTGAATGATTAGACAAAAATTTACTCATTATTTTATCTAATGATGCCATAGGGCCAATTTTACCAGAAGCTGTATCTAATTGAACATATCTATTAATTCTTAATAAAATTTCATCTTCAATTAAATCTTTAGGCTGATTTAATAAATCAGATAATTGGTCGACAGTTTTTTTGAATCCTGTTCTTTGTTTTATTTTACGCCACATAGCACTATATTTAAGTGCAGTTACAGGTGAATCAATATGATGCACGTTCTGTAAATTAGTAGATTGAACTAATATATTTTGATTTTTATAATTCCATAATCTATTTTGAGCAATTGACATATTATAACTAAAGCCTTTTTTAAAGTCAAATCCACCTATAGTTCCGCCATCGTATATATCATGCATAAATCTTTTAACTGTGTTGTAATTTTTGTCAACATAAGTTGTAACAGGAGCGTAACCAGCAGTATAATCAGAAGACATTATAACATTTGTTATTTTCAATCCATCTTTAGTTCGTTCTACTTTTGGATGAAATCCAAATCGCCCATAATATTTTTCAATTTCTTCAGGAGCCCAACTTTTAAGGTCAGAATTTCTTTTTAATGATTTCAAGGTAACATGCTTAAGTTCTTTTTCAATTTGATTTTTAAGTTTAGTCATAGACAAGCCATTTCTTTTTGCAGAAGCAATTATATAACTAAGAACCCCTAGTGCATCATTATGAAACATATCATTTAGAAATTTGCCTCCTTTTTGAGTTACTACAACAGGCATAATCCCTTGAGGTATTTTATCTAGTCTTTGAAGAGAAACTATATCATCTACAGCATTTTTAGGCAATTTTGATTGCTTTATAAAAATATCTTGAAGCTCTCTAATAGGACCTTTAGTACCAGATTGAAAAGCATGTAAAAAATGTCCATGAAGCTGTTCTTGTATTTGATTCATAGCTTTATTATAAGCTCTAATATCACCATTTTTAAGAGCGTTTTCTCCTACTTTGGCGTATTTAAGGACTACGTCATAAGTTGTCTTCGAAATACCACCTTTTCTATATAATTCAGACAATGTAGGACTTAACTCTGTTTTAAGATAATTAAAGAAACTATTTTTTATTAATTTAATATTTTCATTTCTAGCATAATCTCCTGCTTCGGAAAGCTTTAATGTGCCTTTAGCAATCATTTGTTTGGCTTTATAGTAAGTATCAGAGAATACCTGAATATTTGATTTAATACCTGCTGTTACTCTGCCTGCATAAGGTATATTCTCTTCTACTGTAGTTCCAAACAGAGGGTCAAGAGATTTTCTAACTTTTGCCCATAATTCTCTATTTTGGGGATTACTAGCGATATCATTTTCAATAGCTGTAACATCATCAAGGCCAAAAACTTTAGAAACTTCTTTACTAATAACCTTGCCTGATTTATCACCAGCAATACGACTTCCGTAATCATCTGAAAAAGATAATAATCTTTTTGCTTTATTTAATAATTGAATTGCTTTACTCATCTCTATCCTTAGCATATTTTGCTAATTGCAATAAAGGAAGTCCCATAGTTTTTTCCATAACCATTAAAGGATTATTAATTAGTCCTTTTTCTGGATGAACTACATCTCTAACTATTCTTCCAAATGGTAATAAAGTATACATAGTATAGTCGGTAAATTTATCATAATCATTTCTTATCCATTGAGACAAACCTGTTATAGGAAATCTTGAAATAGGAGGAGTTATTATTTGTAAAGGAGCTATAGCTCCAGGTAAATTGCCAAAAAAAGCTTTATCTCTAGCTTCTTCATCGCCAAACAACCATTCTGATGTATCTTGAAACCAATTCCATGGAGCTGGTAAAGCTTGTTCAAATAAGCTATACATAAATATATTACCTAAAGCTAATACAAATAAATCCATTTGCATTGTTCTTTTAAATCTTTCATAAGCTTCTGTACCTGGTTTATAACCATGTATTCTAGCTTCTCTTCTCACATCATTTCTAAATTTTACAGAATTCCAAGACCATAATTGAAATCTTGTCATTATTTTACCAAGAGCAGTTCTTGCAAATAAAGGTCGATTAGGGGCATCATATAAAAATTGTGTAGCTTTAACACCTTTTAATCCCATTTCAATTAAAAATGGATGATTAGGGTCTTTAATAGCACCTCCAAATCTTTCCCAAGCTCTTATATAATGAGCCATAAAAGCATCTCTTCTTAAAGCTCTTTCAGGAATAGTCATAAACATAGCTGCTTTATCAACAATAGCATCAGTCAATCCATGTTTTTTTCCTAAAGTTAGTATATCGCTTTTATTAACTTCTTTATTCCCAATTAATTTATTTGTCAAATCACCGACAAATGATGTTATTTTGGTTCTATTTACTTTTGCTCCAAGTCCTAATTCATGTACAAGGAATTCAGGTAACACACCTTTTTCAATAACAAACCTCATAACATCTTCTTTAGTTTTCCATTCAGGATTAATTTTTCTTAAATAACTTATATCTCTAGCATTTCTCCATGCCTTAAATCCAACAGATTCTATAGTATGCATGGAACCACCAAATATATTATTAACAGCTGATTTTGGATGCGCTAAAAGAGAAGCTAATTCAAACTTTGCCTCAAGATTAGACCATAGACGAATATCATTATAAGTAAATTCTCTTAATTCTTTTGGCAAATCTCCTTTACCTAAACCTAAAGACTCTTTTATACCATTTATTCTTTTCAATACTTTATTGTCAGCCCACCAAGCAAAAGGAGTTCCTTTTAATTTCATTCCAGAGTCAATCATTATATCTTCTGGAATAACATCGGGATTGCCCATAGCTCCTTGAACATATAATTTATACCAATTTTGCCATCTAGCAGCAACTTCTGGTCCAAATTTCTTAACTTGACCTTTCCAAGCTTCATTCATAACATTTCTTGACATAATTTGATTAACTTGTCTATAATAAGCACCTGTTACATTTCTTATATAAGCATTCATTACAGTTATATCATTTGCCCAGCCAGGAATATGTCCTTTTCTTGAAAACATAGAGCCCATCTTTTTATTACTAGTTACCCATTGCACTTGTTCACCTTTTTCTCTTTTTTTCTTAGCAACACTTTCTAAGGTAGATTTATAATCTAATTGGTCAACTCTATCCCAATCTTGCATATCCTGAAATTCCCAATCACCTGTTAATACTTTATGTCTAAAAGCAACATTATTAAGTTCTTTTTGTCTTTCAGACATACCTGTTTTCTTATCTATTTTATCAGAAAGATTAGGGTCTTCTTTTATAGATTTAATAGCTCTACGAAGAGCTTTAGTAGCATCTTTTGTTGAAAAGAACATATGAGGAAAATACATATCAGAATCTATATGTCCAGTTTTATCAATTATAATATCCTGAAATTCTTTCTTTCTGCTTTTATGAGCTAAATCTACCATCATAGAACGAGCTATATGCCTCATTCCATCAATTCCTAATTCCATTCCAGGTTTTTCACCTTTATTATAAGCAGTTTCCATATCTGCAATAAACTTTTTCCAATTCATTCTAGGTTGCGTTTGATATCTATCATACCAATCTCCTGCCCAATATTTAGTATCTTCTGGACGCTGAGTGCCATTAATAAGAACTTTGAAATTTCTAAATTGTTCAGTTATTTTATCTTTTACACCCTTTAAATTTTTAGGTTGAGAGCCATTAACTATTTCAAAACCTGTAGCTGTTATTTTTTCACCATTATCGTTAGTTATTGTAAATTCTTTGTCTTTTAATTTATCCCATTCAAACTCTTTTTCAGTATTTCTTTGATGTATTCTATATGTATTAGCATCATTCTTTCTAGTAGAAAAAGGTCTCGTTTTATCATTTGCGATAATATCTGCAAACTTACCTTCTCTTTGAGCATTAGCAATTTTAAAAAGAGCATCACCTTCTCTTAAAGAATTTAAATTTAAGAATATTTCTCCATTCTCAACTATCATTCTTTCAGCTTCCCCTGTAGCTAAATTATTAGTTTTACTTATCCAATTAGACAAAACCTCTACATAATGAGTAGGTTTAGCAACTATTCCTTTTTTGGGTTTGCCGCTTTTATCTATATAATAACCTTCTTTTTTAAGCCAAAGTATATCATACTTCATTTGTTCTCTAGCTACAGTTTCAGGAAATAACATAGTATATCTCTTTTTTAAATCTGGGCTAGAATCTCTCCAAAATCTTTGAAACATAGTACCTGATTCATATTCTCTTAATAAATTATTAACAATTTGAAAGTCTTGTCTATTGAAAGCATTTAAATCCTTACCTCTACCAGTAGCTGTTTCCATCAAACCTCTTAAAACTTCATTAAGATTATTACCTAATTTATTATTATATTTTTGCAATCTTTGTGCTAATTCAGTTATTAATTCTTTATCTGCTCGTCTTAAATCTGCTTTTTTAATACCAATATATCCTCTTTGATTACCCAAAACATCATTAACCAAACTTTCCATTTCCATAACTTCAATTTGCTCTTGATTTACTTTAGTTCCATCCGCTAATTCAACCATAGATTTATCAGCAGCTTTACTAGTTTTATTAATAGATGATTCTATATCTTTATTGCTAGGACGCTCCCATGATTTACCCATTACATCATTTAAAGCTTTTAAATGATTTCTAATAGAAGCATCTGGTATTGATTCAGAATTAATAGCTAATCTACTTAAAGATGTTCTAGAGCCTTCTTTGACTAATTTATTAACTAAATCAGACATAATAGGACTCCATTTTTTTTGAGGTATTTTATCAATTAATTTTTGAACGTGAGCTAAATCACCTCTATTTAAGCTACCAATCATAAATTGGTCAAATAAATCTTTTTCTCCAGTAGATTTGAGTTTAGACCTATATTCTTTTATCTTTACATCAAGCATAGCTTGGTCTAATGTTGCAGAACGTTCAGCTCCTTTTTTACCTAAATCTTTTTCATATTTATCTATTTTTCCAAGTAAATAATCACGATACCTAGAAGCCAAAGCTACAGCTTCTTGAGCTTCCTTTTCTTTGCTTGTACCTTGGTAAACTTCTAAATCTAATATATCTCTTTCTCTTTTATTTAAATAGCTACGAGCTTTAAATAATTCAGCTTGTCTAAATATAGAACCTATTCTTTTGCCATTTATTTTATGTTGCCCTAAAATTCTTTTCATATTTAACAACGTTGCCATATCTGTGAAATCATTTAATATAAAATCTTCAGCTTGACGAGTTAAACGTGTGAGAATTTCAAATTTTTTGTCAACATTCGCTAAATATTCAGCATATTTAGGATTTTTTATTATTTTTTCCCAAGTAGTACCTTTGATAGCTTTACTAAATAAAGCATTATCAAAAGCAAACTGTTCTCGTTTAGTTATATCTTGCAAGTCATATGTAATAATATTTTGTACATATTTATTATAAGGAACTCTAAATGACTCCCTCCCCATAATATCTTGCAACCATTTAAATGATTCAGATATATCTTCCATTTCAAAGAATAAATCTTCTACTCTTTTTTCATTTATTCTTTTTAATATATTATCGCTCCAATCTAATCCATGAAGCTTTCTAACCATTTTAGGCAAAATAGTATTAACTTGCTGAGGCAATAAATCTAAAACACCAGAACTTAACTCAGAAACTTCTTCAGCAGTATATCTTCTATTTGCATCCCAATTTCGACCAAAAAAAGCTGAATTCATATCAATAAATTTACCAATTAATCCATTTTTAAGATGAAAAGGAGATAATTCTCTCTTAACTTGTTTTCCTTTATTATTTAATATCTTTGTTTTAAAGTAACCATCATGCAATAAAGTAAAGAATTTTCCAGATTCAACTAAACCTGCTTCATCTAATGGGTCAGAAGCAAATGCAATTTGAGCTCTTGTCATTTCTCTTTGATACCGATTCCAATCAGAACCTTCTCTAGGAGTTATTTCTATAACAAGCTTTTCATTTTTCTTTGTTTTTTTATTATAAAAATCAATTTCAAAAACATCTATCTTTCCAGGAGTATCCATTAAAGAATTGTAAACAGATTTCATTATTTGTCCATTATTAACAGCAGGTCCTAACCTATTTCTTCCATCTACAGCTCCTTGAGAAGCTTCTAATCTAGCTGATGGAGAATAGTATAAAGTTTTGCTTGTCTTTAAAGGATTATCACCTTCAGCAGATATTGTTAATACATCTGCAAAAGTTTTTCCTTTATATTTTCCTTCTGGATGATTCATAAGTTCTCTTTTATTATCTCCAACATCTCTTTTAGAGCCTTCCCCTTTATAAAATTCTTCTTTTTGAGCATGAATAGCATCTTTCCAAGATTTTTTCATACCTCCACCTTTGCCATCAGGACTTCTTCCTCCAAAATAGACAAATGCTTCATCACCATCAAGGTCAGCACCACCTAATGCTCTCATACTTCTTGAATGCATCATAATACCATGCCCATCTACGCCCGTAAATCCTTTAAATTTAAGTTTATGAGCACCAGATATAGAATCCATAGGAACACGCAATACTACAGCTTCAAATATTTCTTCTACTTCTTTTTTCCTTTGACCGCTAAACTTATTATTACTATACATATCCCACAATACTCCAAGAGTAGTCTTCTTTAAATGAGCTTCTTTAAATGATGTTTCTATTTCAACAGCTCTATAAGCTTCATCTAAGTAAAATATATCATCTCTAGTATTTAAATCTCCAAATTTTCTTTGCATCCACTTATCATAAGGCCTCATTCTAGCTACCATAGAGTTAGATACTTTTGGTTTTGTCACCGATTTGACAAAGTAATTATGCAATACTGCATTTTTATAATCTCTAATATGTTTATGATGATAAGCAGAAAAACCTATTTTTCCTTTTGAAGATGCTTCTTCTCCAACAATAGCAGCATTTTTAATCAACCTATCTACAGGCGATATAAAATCAACTAAATCATTAACCATAGACTGTTTTTCAGCTAATGAAATATATCCAGATTGATAATCAGATTCTATATTTTCCTCAACTACTTTTAACATTCTTTGCAAAGCTCCTTCAGCAAAACGTTCTGCTCCAGGAGTTTTTAAGGCAGATATTAAGTCTTGACTACTTATTTCTTCTAATGAATTTAAAAGCTCTGGTATTTTCTTTTCATTAAAATCAGTTAAATAATCAGCTAATAATTTGTTAGCTTTATCTGTACCTTTAAAACTTTTGTCTAAAATCTCTTCTTCAATGTTATTAATTATTGACTTGTCTATTTTTTTATGACCAAATTGTTGGAGGTTTGTAAATAATTGCTTTACCCATACTTGATTTTTCATCATATGAGGTGTTTGTATTGTAGAACCACTATACTTAATAGATTCAGGGTCCATAGTATACTTAGGAGCTTTTAATTCAAATCCTTTATCAGATACATTGTAATCACCTATTTCTCTTAATCCTGTTTGTTTAGCAGCAGACGTCATGATAAGCATATGAACACCTTGGTCTTTCATTTGCTGAGTACCTTCAGAGCCTACCTTATGTATCATATATTTGCCAAGCATAGTTCCTAATTCACCATGTTTGTCTATAATAAACGATTTATTCTGACCAGACATAGGATGTCCTGCATCTAAGTTTAACACATCTACAACATCATCTCTTACTAATATAGCACCATCTACATGTTCAGGTAATTCTATATTTAAAGCTTCTAAACTTGTTTTACCTTTGGGTTTGCTAGGGTCTCCTATAAGAGAGTAAACAAAATTACCATTATCTAAATCTTTAATTTTGTCTTTTATAAATACTTTATCAGCAGCTAAAGATGGAGTATACCATATTTGAGCTCTTTTATTATATGCAATAGGATTACCTATAAATCCTTTACCCATTATCTTATCTATTTGAGTCAAATCAAATCCATTTAAAGACAAATCATACATAACATTAGAATGAAATAGTTTATTGAAAGTTTTTTCATCAATTCCATAATTTATAAATGCATCTTTTTTAGCCTTTTTAAACATTTGAGTATGGTTGGGGTCTATTTTTCTTAATTCTCGCCTAATTTTAACCAAATCTCTCAAAATTTGCATATTAGAGCCACGAGACTTAGGATGTACTTTTGTAAATATAATTCTAGACTTATCTCCAACTCCACCAACAGGATACATATTGTGTTTTTTATCCATAGTTTTTATAACTTTTGCTACAATAGCTCTAGCTTTTAATTCTGAACTATTTTTTGATACTCTTTTGCCTTTAGTTTTAATATTAAACTGAATATATTTAGCCAATTTATCAATAGGTACATCAATCATTATACCTCTGTCATCTCTAATTGATACTGCATCTAAAACAATATAAGCGCTTTTTGCTCCCTTTTTATATTTACCACCTTGCTCTTCATAAACAACTTCTATTTCTTTTACAGGTTCTTTTTCAAGTTTATTCTTACCTGATAATGTTCTAGGTCTATTAGGGTCTGTTAAACTTACATTGCCTTTAGAATCTACTCTTATAAATGATACAGGTTTAGACAAGTTTAATTCTCTAATCCATCTACGAATCTCTCCTTTAGCAGTATCTTTTAATGTTGTATTTAATTCTGTTTCTATATCTTTTACGGCTTGCTCAGATTTGATTTCTTTACTTCCCGAATCTTCATATTTAGATATAATTTCTTCAACCATTTTAGCACTCTTTAACATAGATTCTCTAGGTTTATCCTCCTTAACCCATAAATGAGGCAAATGAGTTCTTACAAAATACTCTGATTTTTTCATTAATACTGGTATATCTAATTTTCCACCAGTATCAATATCATTCATAAGAACACCTGTTTCCATATCAATATATTCAGTAGGTCTTAATTCTAATAACAAGCTTTCTTCGCTAACCAATTCATCATATTCCTTGGTCAATCTATCTATTTCTTTAGAAGTATTTGCCTTCTCTAACTTTTCAGATAAATCTTTTTTCCTTTTAGCAATATCCCATAACTGATTCCATGTCTCAGGATGTCTCTCTGGCATATCTGCTATAGAAGTACGCTTTTCATCTTTTCCAGGAGGTGTTTGCTTGACAACTTTCCCCATAGATTGTTTTATAATATCTTTAATAGCTTTTTTAGTATTAGGATTGGGCTTTCCACCTGCTAATATAACAGGTTTCTTTGTTAAGGTTGGTACTTCTTTAATAGGTTCAAATCTTTTAATTTTAGGGTCATAATTAAACGTATGCCAAACGTTACTTTTAGTATCAAATATGTATATAGGTTTCTTTTTATCTACTGCAGATTGAACACCCCATTTGACATTTTTATCTTTGATAGTTCTTCCATTTAATTTAGTATCTTTATTTGACCTTTCTATTTCTCCTATTCCAAAGACAGCATCCCCTTTATTAGATTGATAGATACTTCTTAAAATAAGCCTCATAGTCGATTCATCGATATTCTTCAAGCTATGTCTAAGGGTTTTATTAGCTGTATTCATAGCTTCTTGCTGTTCAAATAATTCTTTTTCAGTTAATTCTACATCTTCACCTATTCGACTTCGTTTAGATTTGCCTGGTTTATAATTAATAACAGGGATACCAGCTCTTTCTAATTCTTTAGAAAATTGCTCTGTTAACCCTTTTTCACCTGTTCCTAAAGCTATAGATATTATTTTAGCAGGTCCATCTTTTTTCTTCATTTTCTTTTTAATCTTAGAAAGCATTTCATATCCAGTAGTAGTAAGCTTTTCTTCAGGTATTTTATCTGTAATGCCAAGTCTTTCCATAAGCATATGAGCAATACCAGCATTTTCTACACTATCGCCAAATATTTCTTTGGCTAATTCTTTTGTATGTTTTTGAACTATTTCAGGTTGCTCTGCAAATCCTTCAAGTAATTCAGGGTCTCTTTGTATTTCCATTTTAGGGTCTTTTTTAGCTTGTTCATTCATTTTTTGAATGTTTTTGTTAGCTTTAACTTTAAACCAAGGCTTCGCAACACCTCCAAAATAAGCACCTAGCAAGTATTCATATATTTGTTCTGGAGTAGTTGCTCCTCTTGCTGTAGAATGAAGACCTTGGAACAAACTACCTGCAAGTCCTCTTGCAAATACATTTGCTTTTTTATTACCTACATTAATAAGATTACCCATACCAGCAAAAGCTCCACCAGCTACAGCACCTCCAAAGAAACTATGCATCATACCATCAACACCTTCTTGCCAAGTAGATATACTACTAGCAGCACCTAAGTGAAATGCTCCTTCCATAATATGCTTAGCTTTATTACCAAGTAAGAATTTAGAAGCAACAGACATTGCTTTAAATCTGGAATTAGGAAGATTTTTTAAGATTGGTTTTGCTATTTTCTTAGCTCTTTTAGTAAGAAAGTCAGCACCAAGAAGAGGAACGGATTTAACGCCACCTATTGCTCTAGCACTTCTTAATAAAGTTCTAGATTTAGTCAAAGCACCTAAACCTCTTATAGGAGCAGCTGCAAAGCCAGGAGCAAATCCAGCTAAATGACCTATACTTCTTATTATAGCTTCGTATTCATTATCAGGAGGTTCATCTATTACATTGAAAGTAGTAAAGCCTTCTATAAGACCACCAGCAAATTGTTTAATTGAATCCACAATACCAAAATCTCCTTCATAAAAAGGGACATTATGATATTGAGCATGTAATCTTAAAACTTCTAAGTCTTGAGGTTTAAATCTATGAGGACTCTCTCCATACATCTTAATGTATTGACGAGTCTGTTGAGCATCTATTTGAGGTTGAAAATTTTGTTCTTGTCCGTTAGCCACATTTATAATTAAATATTGATATTTTCTTCTCTTGCTATATCTTGAATAGCTTTATATACTGCATATATATCACTCGCTAAAAATCCTGCACTAAGAAGTAAACTTACTCCGCCAGTAGCGCCAGCACCTAATCCAGATAGTCCTGATTTAGCTATAAATTTCATCATAAATCCTTTGCCAAGTTTATTCATTAACTTTCTTGTTAACCACCATTTGCCTTTTTTTCTTCCAATAATGTTAGTTGCAGTCCAAATACCACTTAAAGTCATTTCAGTAGTTGCTCCTGCTAAATTTTGAGCTTTTTCATCTCCACGAAATACCTTTTCAGTAACCGCTCGAGCTGCAGCTGGAAGCCCCAAATATACACCTGCACCTGCTAATCCAGCTTTAATGACTCTTCCGAATCTACTTTTTAACATATTTTTAATAAAACCAACATCTTTTATTTCTTGACCTGTTTTTTTTAAATAAAGTTTACCACCTGCATATGTTATGCCAAGACCTGATAATAAACTTAAAACTTTAGTAGGCCAACTTTTAATTTTATCACTAGTCAAATTATCTACATATGAATTCCAAGGGTCTTCAGGAATATAATCAGAAAATCTAGCATCTTTTTGTATCATTGACAAATCAGGGTCCATAGCTAATAAGCCGTGTTTTTGTAATAAATTATAAATAGGTAAATTTTTAGATTCTTGTAATGATTCATAAATTTTATCATTATCCCATTTTTCTGGGTTTGAATATTTTAATTGTTTTAAGGACTGTGCAATTTTTATAGCTTGAGCTTTTTCTAACTGGTCATATTTTTTGCCAAATCTTATTGGGTCGATACCACCCATTTTTCCTAGTTTCTTTTCACCGAATTCATCTAATGCTTGCGACTGATAACTTCTATAATCTTTATTTCTATCTAAAGGAGAAAAATCGCCTATAGTATACATTGAGCTTGCTTCATCAAGAGGGTCATAATCTGGATTTAGCGTCATAGCAGAGAAGCTAATTCCTCCGTCTTCATCCATAAGCCATTGACCATCAATTCCTCCAAATTTATTATTAAAGAACGTATTTTCAAAATTATTAAATTTTTCTTCTTTTGTAGGAATGCTGCCTATTAGTTTGCTTAAACCTCTTCCAACTCCCTCCATAGCCTGATGCGAAGCACCACCGCCATATGATGAACTATATCCCGTATAATCTATAGCCATTATCCGCCCGCTCCATAGTCTGGGAATTCCAATGGCGGAGCGCTAGCTCCTGTAATATAGTTTTGAACATCATCTTGCACTTGCTCTCCCCCACCAAATAATTTATTAAAATCCATTCCACCTATTACTCCTCCTAATAAACTTCCAGCCATGCTCATATTACCTGCTCTTCTTTGATTATGAGCATTAATTTGTTGTACATATGCATTAGCTCTATTAGAATCCATTTTCTCTTGCCAACCTGTCATTTGCCCTAAAAGATTTAATCCTCCACTTTGCTGCTGCATAGCTAAGTCTTTCATCGATGAAGCAAATTGTCCTCTAGATTGATTCATACTAGCTCTTTGCATTTGAGCTATTTGTCCAGGAGATACTCCTCTCATAGCAGCAGTAGCTTGTAAATCTTGATTTTGCTGAGCTACTTGGTCACTATATTGCTGATTCATTAAAGCTCTTTGCTCTTGTTGCATTTGAGAATTAGGGTCAAGCATTTGCTGAGCTATATCTTTTTGTTGCTCAACAAGTTGCCTTGTAGGAGCCATATAATCATCTAGCTTACTTTGGTCTAAACGTTTTCTCTTGCCAAATAAGGCATCACTAAACCAACCCATTATATTCTCCAAGTATTCATCATCATAATATACATATATTTTCCTTTATTAAACAAGTTATTTCCAAAGCAACACTCTTATTTGTATTGTTGCATTAGTAGTATCCTCTCCTGAGTCACCACCAGTCCATCCTGTATAATTTATTTTATCATAATCACCACTTCCATTACCCCAAAACCCATAATAATCAGTTCCTATAATTTTCCATGTAGTACTAGTAAATTCAAGAAAAGAATGTTCTCCTGCTTGAGAGCCCATAGTTCCTGATTGAATGGTAGCTCCTGCATTAATAGAAAACTGATAAATTCCAAATAAAGGAACAGTTTCTAAAGGATGGGTTCCTGTTGTATCTTGGTCTGTTAAATTTACCCAACCACTAGTATAATCAGGTCTAGCCATTACAAATTTGTCTGCTTTTTCGTCAAATATTGTTTTCTTAGCAATATCGTTATCAGTATCAGTATCTTCTGTTTCTATCTCATCTATAAACTTTTTTTTAAGCATCTTGTTGTTAGTTGATACCTTCTTTAAAATAACAGGAGTTTCTCCTATCATAGGTTTTTTCCAACCATCTTCAGATTTTATCTCAAGTAAACTTTCATTTTCATTGTTTTTTATAATTCTTATAGAACCTATTTCACCTTGAGTTTCATCTTCATTATCTTTAGGTACGTTATTTATCTTTTCTTTTATAAGGTCAAGTTCAGTTCTTATAGTTTCTAAAGCTCTTTGAATATCTGGAGTATCTTTGACATTTGTATTTATAGATGTTTTTTCCATTACTTGATAGACCTTAATCTGTATATAAAGGCTGTAGCACTAATATCTTCTTCCATTTCTTCAAATTTAACTTGAAGCCATTTTGCTGTCTTATTGGAACCTTTTAACTTATAATCAGCACTTTCAGTTCCATCTGATTTATATACCATATTTGCAGTTGTACTGCTACTTCCAGAAGTAATTCTACCAGCATCAGTAGATACAATAATTTTATCTGTATCAGTTTCAAATACTCCATCTTTTATTAGACTTTGTTTCGGACCAATCACTTTAATTTTATTAAATACCTTTTTAATAGAAGAACTCCCCATAATTAACTTTTTACTTAACCATGTATATAATAGATTATCGCTTCCTCCTTGTATTTGGAATATACCATTACCTATTGAAACAAACACTTCTCCATCTTTGCCTATAAAAGGTTTTCCTACAGAATCATTTTTGGCTAATTCCCATAAATCCCATCTTTTCTTTTCAAAAGAAAATGTCCATATATAAGTTCTTTTAACAAGATTAGAGCCTGGAAAATCTGAATAACTAGCACCTTGAGCGTATTTTTTAACTTCAGGAGAATTGTATTCTACTATAAAATATACTAAATTATTCTTAGAATCAAATGTAACATAAGGAGGAGCTGAGCTATCATTACCAGCAGTATTCTCCCAGCTTAAATCATCAATCTCATTAGTATCTAAAGTACTACTATCTGTTAATGATAGCATACTTGTATCTCCTCCACTTTGTATTATAGAGGATATCTTTATAGGAGCTTTACCATCATACATATATGCTCCTTGTTTATTAGCAAAAAATAGCGAATATTCAGTTACTATAACACTATTCTTGCCAGAGCATCCAATACCTTCAAATATATCTTCTATTACTAAATTTTGAGGATTAATTTTATATATAGTATTTTTATCAAATACCATTAGTTTGCCTAAAAATGGAACCATTGCAGTAGGAGTGCTATTAATAAGAACAAAATCACTAGCCCAATCAAATATACTCCATTTTCCTGGTTTAGACCTAAATATTTGGTTTGAAGCATTTTCAATTTCACTATGAGAACAATTTCCAACAAACAAATAGCCATCTAATTCACACGATATTCCATACTTAATAGACAAGTCTCTATTTGTTTCTGATATACCAGTTCTAGCTTCATAAGTAGCTTTTAACTCACCAGAATCTTGAATATTATAAAACCATTCTTCTCCATTATTTGCCCAACCTGTATCTGTTTTAATTTGTTTGACAAGTCTATATAAATCTTGTGAAGTATCTTTTCTATATAAGCATACAGATGTTAATCTTTTACTAAAGTCTTTTACTTTAATCTGTACATCAAGAGCACTTCTAGAATCTGTTCCTCTATAAGACCAATTATTAGAAGATAAAGGACCTTCTTGATAACCATCATATATAAGAGAGATTTTATATCTATAATCTGTATTTTTATTAAAATACCCTGTAGTAGATGTTATTGTAGCAGCTTTGATAGATACAGAAGTTTCAGTAATATTAATAAATCTAGTATCATCAGTAGCATCATACCTAGCTACATTTCCTGCAATATTTCCTTTATCCCATTGAGCCAATCCAGCTCTTATTTCTCCTACTGTACTAGACCCTGCTGTTGAGGCTCCAATACCTCCCCATTGATTTGTATAAACATTATTTTCATTAGTATCATCTGTAGTATCAGTATTAACAATATCAAATGTTGCAGCAGCTTTGTCTTTAATTATATAAGTTCCACTATAATTATCAGAACCACTAGCAGAATCTTGATAAATAGTAACTACATCTCCATCAAATAATTCATGATTGGCACTAGTTGTAACTCTTGCCTCTCCTGAACCTCCAAGGCCACCTGAAGCATCAATATCAGTACTATCTGTAACTATAGTATTTTTTAACTTTCTCATATCTAAATCGCCAAAGTTCATCTTAATAGCAGGGCTATTTAAAGGAGTAGAAATAGGATTAGCCGCAGATGAACTACTATTTTGAACTAATGTCCAAGTACCTACCTCAGGAGCTGCTGATGCACTCGTAGTAACTTGGAATTTTTTAGGAGTTTTAACAGTAATTGAATAAGTATCATTGAAAGAATCAGTTCCTTCTATACTAACCAAATCTCCTGTTGTTAAATTATGAAAGCTATCTGAAGTAATTAAGCCTGCTGTAGACCCATCGAATGTAGCAGTTCCAGACTGAGGATACATTTTACCCGATAATACAGGGTCTTTAGAATATGTAGATGTACCATCAATTCTTAACGTTTCTTCTTTTACTAATCTTACTGGAGCTGTAGCAACTAAACTATGCTTCCATATATAGAATTTATCAAGAGCTATTGGAGTATGACTAAAAGGATAATGAACTGATACATAAAAGGAGCCATCTTGTGTAACATCATATGGCGATGCACCGAATTGAGGTGAATAACTTCCTACAATCTTTCTTGTCTGAGTAAGTCCAGTATCTTTGTCTACTACGGTAATATAAAGTCCAGCTAAAACATTTTTTCGTCTATACCAACTATCATTTACAACACTTGTAACTGTAGCCTGCATTGTTTCTGAACTATCAGGGTCAGTATAAATTATAGTATCATTAACTGCATAACCATAACCTCTATTTCTATAATATTTACCAATAGAAGTTGTATCTGAAGAGTTAACACTAAATCTAAATGTTGCACCTGTACCACTCCCTGAAGTTGAAGTTGCACTTACTTCTGTATGAACTTTATTACTTCCAGTAGTATTGTTCCAACCACCTGAAGGAGAAGCCCATGAAACAGTATCAATAATACCATAAATGGTTGCAGGATTTATATCTTGACCTTGTGATAATGTATCTGAAGGTGCACATGTAATATCATCAAAATCTAAGTCTAACACAGGATGTATAGTGGCATCCCATTTTCCAACGGCTGAATCAGCAGCAGAATCATAAGCATCAATAGTTCCTGAAAAATAAACTTCACTTGCATCTCCATTATTTTCTGATGTGGTATCTCTATCATGAGACATACATTCAGCATCTATAAAAGAAGATTGATTAGGATATAAAAAACTCCATTCACAGACAAATATTTTAGAATCTTGCAATTCCCCCGCTTCATCTACTTCACCTGGACTTGCTATAAAAAGTCTAGAAGCTAATTGATTACCAGTATCTCCTGTTGCGCTTTTAAGTACATTAGTATTATGATATATAGCATCAGGATAACTTGGCATATCAACAGATAATCCTTCTGCAATAAGTAAACTAGAAAAGCCTGCATTATCCATATCAAAAGGTCTTATCATAAAACCAGATTGCCAATTTAATTGTTCTACTAAATTTTGAAAAGCTGGGAAAATATGAGGATTATTTTTTCGATAACTTATAGTACTATAGCTTTGGTCTGTTTCAAAAGGAAAAGAAGGGGCTCCCCATCTTGGCCCATAATTATCTTGTTCAGTATACCATAATCTGCTAAAACCTCCATGAGAATTAAATATAGTTCCATCTTGCTTATTAGTGTCATTTAAAGCAAAATGATAAGGAATATCATCTCCGTGCGTTTCTGGTCTAGGTCCTTTATATACATGTCCAGAGCTAGACCTATTATAGCTAAATCCTCCTAAAACAACATCTCCTGAATTATTAGTTCCAATAGCTGTTCCTGGACTTTCTGTTAATTCTGCAACATAAAAAACTGTTTTAGGATTAGTAGTATCCAATGCTACAACATGATAAGAATTACCCCAACCATCCCAACTACCCGTACCGTCAAACCTAACCAAATCTCCAGGTTGCAAATAATTATTAGCAGTTGTTGTGCATTTTGTATAAAATTTATGGTCTCCTGCTCCAAAATCAGTTGCTGATTCTGCAACTGCAACACTATAAAAAGATTTCTGAGGATAATCTCCAAAATGCATATCTGTACAAACAAATACGACTTTGCTAGCATCCATATATTCAGGGAAATCATGCATGCACGCTCCTTTAAAATTCAAATCCTCTCCTGTATCTTTATTAGCCGTATAATGCTCTACATTACTATTGCCATTCCCCAGCATTCTTCCAGCGTGTCTAATCCAATTTAATTCAGATGAACCTATTAATCCTACAGCATGAGAGGAGAGTCTTCTTCCTAGAGTTCCATATTTAACTTCTGTATTAGCTGTATTAGGAACTATTACACCTGTACCATCTAATAGACCATCACCATCATTATCAGCTATTTGAAATAAACCGTATCTAGCTACTTTTATAGCTGTTTTTTTACTACCATTTCCATCCCAGCCTACATTATAACCCCAATTAACATATGGTTTAGAATAAGTAGTTGCACTATATTTTTCGCTCCCTTGATATGTAGCTGCTTTCATTGTTTCAAAATCAAAAGAACCTAAAGGCTTCCAATGACCTATTTTATTATGACTTTTGGTCTCTGTCCATCCTGTCCAAAATAGAGCTCTTGACGCAACATATCCAGGTTCCATGTTATCATTTCCTGATTTATCAGCATAGCTTGCATCATCTGACCTAGCAAACGGTCCAGCTCCCCACTTATCTCCATCTCTAGTATATCGATGACGAGCTCCATATCTAGCTACAGTAGGAGGAGTTCTATCAGCAAAATAAACCGTATTATCTCCTGTAGCATATTCAGATTTAGCACAAAACAAGAATCTATCACCATCAGTGAATGTATCTTGCTCTCCAACAGGAAAACTCTGAAGCCATAATCTTGTGTCAAATTTATTAGGGTCTACATCAGCATGCGAATTAGTAGCTTGAGTCCAATCAAAAGTAGAAAGAGGTCCTTTTGTCTCTATAATATCAGAAGGCATTCCAGATATTTTAATCGTTGGAGTACTTTGAAATGCTTTAGAATCAAATACATAATCTGAAGCACCTGCTCCTGTATCTCCATCTGTTCTTAAGTTGCTCCATTTAAAAGATTTATATTCCATACTAATAATTTCTGTATTAGATGGTTGTGTTGAAGTCCATTCATCATACTTAATATTTACATTTAATCTATATATTTTATCTCCAAAAGAAGATAATGCATATATATGACCACCATCAGTACCACTACCATCTTTACTATAAGAACAGCATATTGATTCAACAGGAAAGTTTAATTCCTGACTTTTTTCAATTAATCCTTTATATTGTGTTGTAGAACTTGCGCCAGAAGTAGCAATAACTCTTGCTTCTGGAGTTATTCTATATATAAAGTTATTACCTCTTCTCATGCCATAGTAATAAAAAGGTCTAAAAGATACTCTAATAGGGTCTGCATTTCCTGGTACATCATCTAAATCAGTATTTCTTTTACAAACAAACACTTGAGTATTTGTAATAGATGAAACCCACCATACGCCATTTCCTACCCAACTATTATCAGCATCTTTATATTCTCTTACAACTATATTATCACCCGCTGATAATCCATGCGTATTATTAGTTCCCATATCTATTGTCAATTGATTACCACTAACTGCTCCTTCAACATCTTCCCATTCTCCAGCCAAACAAATCTTATCTAGATTGTTAATACCCGTAGTATCATAAGTTCCTATCTCATCACTATCTAAATATAATTGTTCACTTTTTTGTCCAAATATCTTATGGTTTAAATAGCCAAGCCATTTAGGAGCACTATCAGATTTATCTGGACCAAATCCTATATGAACCTCTCTATTCTTGCTAACAAATGTTGCATCACCTAAAGAAGAATGTGCCTCTATTGTTCCAGTAGTAGAAGAATCTACATCGCTTGCAGATACTTGAAGTTCATCTTTATTAAAACTTTGTATTAACCTAAGGGTAGAATTAACAGAATCATACATAACTAAATCTTTATTCTGTTTATTATTTATAAAACCAGATGATTTACTAAAAGATGCATGCTTACTTGAGTTATATAATACTGTTTCTTGACATAGATTAACATGAGATATTCCTATAACTTTGTCTAATTTACCTCTATTGCCAAAAAACAATGTCATATCACTTGTTAATTTTTCTTTAGGAGTTTTAAATCTATATGATAGTTGTCTCCATTTTATATTATCTGCAATATTTTCTTCTTGTGATGGAATTCCTCTAACTTCATTACATACTACAAAAGAATGATATCTGTCTTTTTTAGTTTTAATATTTACGCTTCCTTCATAACCAGTACCTTGTGCAGTATCATCATAAGATGTGAAAACTCCATCTTGATTAAAATAGCCACCATTAACTTCTAAAGCAAAAATACCATCAGGTCCATCACCACCTGAAAAATCAGGACAAGTAAAAAAAGTGGATTCTAACTCATTTTCTACTACAGTATTTCCACTAAAGCCTGTATATAATTGAGCCAAAGCTAATGCATTATTTGTTCTTGATGCTGTAATTTCTCCATTATGTCCATTAGCATTTGTAATAGCTAATCTAGTTTGTTCAGCTATATCATTTTTAGCAGATAGTCCATTTATTTGAATTATAACTTTTTCATCTTCATCTAAATCACCTGTATCAGTACTTCCATCACCTGCATTAGTAGTTTCAAATGTATATGTTTTTATAGTACCCGCTGAAGAAACTAAAGTAAAATCTTTTTCATCATAATTAGATGCTGTATCATGTACGCATGTAAGTGTAGTTGTAGCAGCTGTTCCCGTTAATATTTTAGCCCAAAAAGTAAGTTCATATTCTGTATTAGACTTTAATAAATCCTTATCAATATCTTGTCTTATTTCATAACCAGCATGCTTATATATTTGGTCTCCGTCACTATGTTCAGCAACATTAGTTCCATATAAACCTCTAATTACATGAATTCCCTCTGTATCAATTTTAGAAATTCTCATATATTCAGAATTAGCATAAATAGTATCGCCTTTAGCCCAAGTTAGTTCTTTATTTATCATTGCAGTCGAATTAGTAGGCAATTTAATTATAGTATCATCAACTGTAAAAGTACCTTCAAATTCAGTTAATATTGAAGAATCTTGAAATTTACTACCTATTTTGATGCCAAATTCTTCATTGTTTATATAAGGATAATAAGATTCTTCTTTAGCTGCTCCAAATAAGTGAGTATCTGAATATAATCCAGTATCAGTATCTTGTATAATTACATTTGCTTCATCATCTGTTTCCCACTCATTCCAATTATCTGTAGTAGATGCAATTCTATTTCTATATTGATACCAATCATTTACTTTTTGAACTTCACTATCTCCAACGCCAGTTCCTGTTTTCCAAGCAAACATATAATTCTTTACTAAACTAGGTTCGAAATAGAACGTTTTAGCAGAAGCTAATGTTTCAGTAGTAGGGGCTACATCTAAATGGAATACAGTATTATTATAAGATAATATTTTAAATCTTTTTCCGAAATTATTTGTATCAGAACTACTTAAAGCATAAAATACAAAAGAATCACCTGCTTTTAATGCATTTTGCCCCGTACCTGTATTGCCAGTTAATGTCATAGTTTTAGCATCAGCATCAAAAACAATTTGGTCACTAGCTCCTGTTACTGTATGTCTTAAATTTTTAGCAGTAGCTCCTACATGCATACGACTATTACCCTTAATATGATTTCCGCATACACCAGACCATCCTACAGCTGATACTAAGTAACCTTTAGAAGTTGCTTTTTGTTCTCCTGTTAAGTCATAACTAATCTTGCTAACAAAAACATGATAACTTGTTCCTGTTGAGTAAGTTACTTTAGAAGAGTTAAACATACCTCTTTCAACTGATATTTGATTGTTTGTTGTATCAATGGATAGTATTTTTAAGATTTCATATTCATCTGGAGTTTCAAATGAAGTTCCAGTAGCAAACTGAATATAATCACCTTCTGCAAGATATGTAATTAAGTTATCAGTAGTGTCATTAGAAATTTCATCACTTACTCCTGTTGATATATCTATAATAACATCATCAGTAGTTAAATTAGCTTCTGGTCTAAATGTAGCATATACAGGAGTACTTGTATTTCCTAATTGTGGTTGAGAAACAATTAATCGCTCCATATTAGGAACAGCATATTTAAATTCAAGTTTTTCGGGATAACCTTTAATACCTATAAATGATACAGATTTGCCTTTTTCAAATACAGAAATATCATCTACAAATAAATATTCGGTATCTAATAAAGGAGAATCTTCATCATGGTGATATGTATTCTGAGACCATGTAAGAGGCAAAGTAGCTCTTGTATATAAATTGTCTACTGTTGTTATTAATCTAGTTGCCTTTATACTTGACAATATACCATCTTTAGAATTTGGATTAACATTTAGAGAAAATGCAGCCGCATCTATAGGTATATCTTGTTCATCAGCATTTAAAATAATGCCATGATTAAACGCATTAATTTCTTTTTGCTGTTTAGGCATATGTTGTTGTCCACCAATTTTCAGGAATTTCTACTATATATTCCCATCTAATAACTGACCCCATACTGTTGTCCTTCCATCTATTATTTGTACTATATCTACAGTGAAACGCCCTCCTCTGTAGTAATCTACTATGGCAAAAGCATGTGCCCATTTATGCATTCTTCCACCTAGCCATTGATTCTTTTCAGAACTCATATCTTTTAAGCAACCTAAAGACCATGCAGACCTAGGACCATCCATAAAGGTCACGCTGTCTTGTTGCAGGGAATGATGATGCCCATATATTATATTGGCACCTAATTTCCTAAGATGATTCGCTGCGTGGTATTGTCCACCAAAGTGGTGCCCATGGTAAAAATAGAGCTTTCCTATTTTAAGATACTCACCTGCAGGGTGAAATTTGTATCCTCTCTCTTTGAATTTACATACTTTTTCAAAGCGATAGTCTAAGTAAGGATGCTCTTCTACGAATCTATCCAACCACTCATCATGATTCCCTGCACACATATGCTTTTCTTTGCAATTTACTTTGTCCAAAGATTCATCAATTTCGTCAAGTAAATTATTAACTGCTTTAATATCTGCATCAACATTAGGCATAATGTACTCTAAAGGTGGTTTTTTCTTGCGTTTCCATTGCCAATGGGATACACTACCAAACTCACCTAAATCGCCCAAATCAACGTATATATCGGGCTTTACGAGCTCTATAGCCTGTTTGACTACATTTATAGCAGGCACATCATGTATAGGCGCATGCTTATCTGGAGTGACTATAGCTCGCTTAAGCACTCCGCTTTTAGTTTTTTTCATATATCAAAAAACTCCTAGTTAAATTTATAAGAGGGGACATACCCCCAATCTTGGGGGTTTGTCCATACTCCTTTCGCAGACTGAAGAAATTCCTCAGTCCTTTCTTCCTTAAATCTTAGGAATAAGTCTTCGCACATATCACATTCCCAAAGAAGAATGCCATCATATCCACCCATAACCTCAATTCCACTAATTCTATCTGCATGGCAATTAGGACAATGAGATGGCCTTTTTTTTAAAACAAGACTTGTATCAACTTCTAATTTTTCCACTAACTTTCCATCAGTTTCAATCAAATCATCAATCATTACTAATCTATTTTCAGTTAATATAATTCCTGCTTTAATTGCCATTATTTCTTACCAGCAAACATATTAAATATTGGCTTTAAGATGCTATCGAATATAATATCATCTTTCTTGCTAGGGCTTAATTTTACTACTTTTTCTAGTACATAAAAACCTAGTAAAACATATTCCCAATTTGCCATCATCCATTCACTCATTAGAGTCTCCTTTTTTAGTGACAGTTTCTTTTCTTTTCGCATTACATCCACATTCTAAGCATATCCAATCTGACCGTGGATGTGAATCCTTCTCAAGTTTTGCTAATTTCTTTTCAATCGCTTCAATTTTTTTATCAAAATATATACTAAACATTATTTTTCTATCCCCAACCATGTTAATATAGCTCCTATAATAAAGACAAATGTTCCTCCAATACCTTTCATCCAAGATAGTTCTTTTTCATTTTCCCTAACTCTTCCATTTATTTTGGCTAAATGGTCTTTAACTTCTACCATATCTTCTTTAATACGTTCTATATCTCCACCTATCCTTATTAAATGCAATGTTATATCAGTTTCGAATTCTTCTTTATCTTTTTTCATTATGGTATTTGCTTTATCAAATTGTTATTTAATCTTACTACTCCTTCAGGAGGGTCTGTTCCCTCAAATGTAACTTTTAAATTAGCGTAGTTATTTTTAAAAGGG